TGGTCTCAATCTCGAATGGGAGACGAAACGCTTACAAGTCTACCATCAGATCATCACAACCTACGAACGTGGAATCGCAAATCGTCTCTTTGAATCAGGCAACCTCAATAACATAATGCCTGGCCAAGACCGATCTGGATTCCACATCCTTCAACGCTTACACGAAGAAGCAATGCTTATTAGTAAACAAGTTGACCTCGTCCGAATTCCACCCGGATGGAGTCAAAGTGTTACGAAGATATCGCAGTCGTTAGCATCTGCGTACGCTCTTCAAGCTAATAGTGGCTCTCAACCCGAGCCTACTTGCATAGCTTTCGTTGGAGGATCTGGTACTGGAAAATCCGTTCTCATTTCAAGTCTCTTCTCAACCATACTCCTCGGTGAGGCGGGTTTGCTAAAGGAGGGTACTGATCCTAAAAGCCTTATCTACCGCTATCCAAGTGGCAAGAAAATTGCTTTTTGGGATCTGTACGCTCAACAGCCCATTCTCTTCATCGATGAGTTCCTTCAGGATAGGGAGGGAGGTGACGTTCTTGATTTCTTAACATTAGTATCATCCGCCAAGAACGCCATCTCCTGCGCTAGCCTGCAGGACAAAAACCAAACATTTGGATCCCCCTTTGTTTTGGTTGCTTCTAATATGAGCAATCTTAACACAGTGGGTACGGCTATCAACAAGCCTGACGCCATGCTGCGTCGCTTCGCGAAAACCATCCAAATCACCGTCAACCCTGATTACCGTCTTAGTGGGGGAGGTCTTGATTATTCTAAAGTAACAACATCACTTCAAGACTCACCCACTCGTGAATCTCAATTGCGTGTCCTTAATTCCATCTGGACATTCGTTGAGTGGGATATGCGTACTGGTCAACCAACCAATATTGCAAACCCCAAAACAATCACATTCTCCGAACTCGTCACTTTCGCCGTTAATGAATACCGAAGCCGTCATGCCAAATTCGACTCAATCTCTTCAATCGTAGAAAAACTCGCTCGATCCGTCAATCAATCCGCTCGACCAACCCACGCGGCAGAAAGGACTTATACTCTTCATGCCGCAAGCAACAATCCAATCGATGAGTTCTACGACAGTATGCCGCTTGAGTATGACAACTTAGCCGCTAGGGACGTAGACCCCGTCGCCGAACTCTGTTACCAAATCTTTGAACGTGGTAACGGACTCACTTACAAGGAGGCCGTGTACTATGAAGCAGCACTTCGTGGACACGGAGTGTCTTACGTTGTTGATGAACTTCCTAAAGATTTTGTGCCCACAACAGAATCCGTACCCGCGGACTATCTGAACTATTGTGGTCGCATTCTCGACAGGAGGCAATCAAAGCGTAAGGCTATCTTTCAAGGGTTTGGCGCTCTGGTCGGGGCAACTCTGGTGGGAGCAGCAACTTTTGCCCTCTTCCATCAGACTTTCCGGGCCGCATTCGACACTCTGTGGGCAGTTCTCCAATCTTACACCAAGGAGAGCAAGCCGCAGCCGAAGGTTGCTAAGTCGTACACTCACGCTGTTTCACAGAGTGATGGTGCGACTGCAGCAACGCAGCGTAACATGCGTCAAGCGAGAGTCGTGGATGAAGGTATAGTAATAGACCGATTTCACGTCCTCTTTCTTGACAACAGGACCTTTCTCTGCCCTGCTCACGTCCTCCTGGCTTTTAAGCCGGTGGAAGGACATGTGCTGCAGATCGCAGAGCGGGGTGCAAGTGGAGAATTAACTGAATGGGTAACCCACGACGCTTTTCAAAATCAACAACTCGTAGTCCAATCCGAACTGCGAGACGTCGTTCTCGTTCATTTGACAACCACTCACGTAACCCGCGCACGCAACATTTGGCACCTTCTTGTCACCGAAGCCAAATTTGCGTCTCTAGTGAATTCGAAGCTGCAAATGCAGATTGTTGAAACTACGTGTGCCGAGAACCCCAGGCCTGCCATGCCTGGTTGGGTCTCTGGTTACGCTAAGTCAATCAACCAAACTGAAATTGCAATTTCTTGTAAACTAGACGAACAGACAATAGCTGGAGATTGTGGACGACCTTATGTGCTGACAGCCAATCATCACGATAAGCTAATCTTTGCAATTCATGCCTCTCTCTATCTACGTTACACCGTCGTGGGTGGCGCTCCAGTCACCTTCGAAGCTTGTAAGGCCGCACTTGCGTCTCTTCATGTGTCCCCAAAACCAATACTTGACTTTGAGGACGTAGACCTCCAATCTACGCCCGCTGGCAGTCAATACTGGCATTCCAACCTCGAGTTGACGAAGACCGTCGTCAACGGACACACGATTAGTCACCACGGACCAACCAAATCTTCTTTAATACCGCTGATTTTCAACGGTGAACCTCTCAAACACGAAGATTGGGTTTGTGAAGTGGCACCCGCACGTATGAAACCTTACAATGGAGTGCACCCTATGGTTTCGAACGCTCAAAAATATGAAGTGAGCGCCGTAATGGCTATAGGTGCACGAATGCACAACATGATCTCTGACCACTACTGCACCAAAATCGACATCGCACCTGATCCTACTGCTCTTTCCGATCACGAAGTCATCAATGGGATTGGAAGTATCCAACCACTAGTCATGAAGACTGGATGTGGATATTGGACTCAATTCGGTTTTGGTGATGGTAAGCGTGAATTTTTCACTGCTTTACCTCAACAACCGGACAAACCAATCGAATACGAATTCTCCGTTAAGGCACTCGAACACATCGTACCCTTGCACCGTACATCCTTCGTGCAACGTTTACGAAAGTGTGAGGAGATGCTGGAAAGGGGTACCGTACCGTTCCACATTTGGACTTCCACTCTCAAAGATGAACTTCTCTCCCTTGTTAAGGTTGAGAGGTGCAAGACTAGGGTATTCGAACAACCTGGACTTGACTTCACTTTTCTTTTCCGTAAATACTTTGGGCGTTTTCTTGACTGGTTCAAGCAACGTCCGGGTTTTACGCTAGGACATGGGATTGGATGTGACAAGGAAACAGCTTGGGGGGCTTATGCAAAAGGCTTCCTCGAGAACTCCCAAGTTGGACACGCATTTGACTATACGAATTATGATGGTTCTGTATGGCTCGGATGTTTCGAGTTTTTCCTTGATGTAACAGATCACTACTACAAAAATGGAAAAATCGAAGACCGCAACGCGCGACATGCCCTGGTTGAAATGCTGCGTGCCGGAGTGCACTCTATGAAGGAGTTCACATTCTACACGCATCAAGGCAATAAATCAGGAAACCCCGCAACTGACGTTTTCAACTCGATTACAAACATGTATATACTTTACTCATCATTTATCGTGTGTGCCCGCGTCGGAGGACGTTCTGAAACACTGCTTGACTTCGATGAGGGCGTGCGTGTTCTGACCTATGGCGATGATGTCACCTGTACTGTTAAGCCCCACCTCCTGGAGTTTTGGACTGGTCCAAATATCCAGGCTGTTATGGCCGCTTTAGGTTCAGATGTCACATCTGCCCAGAAATCGCACGTCATCGAAGATTATGTATTCTTTCATGAAATGTCTTTCTTGAAGTCTACTTTCCGTGTTGAAGATGGTGTTTGGTTTGCACCTATGCCTACCAAAGACATCTACAAAGAGCTCTGTTGGCAGCCCAAAAACACTGCTGGAGATCTGTGCGATTTACAGCAGCGAATAATGGTTACCACCAGATTCATGGCTCATCACGGGAAGGAGGCTTTTCTCAACTTCAAATCCCAACTCGCCTCTCGAGGCATTCCCCCTTCATGGCTCACGCTACGGTATGAGACAGTGTGGTGGGAAATCCGCGAGAAGCAAGCAACAGCAACAATATTCTAAATTCAGTATCCTACTAGAGGGAGTGCTTAATCACTTTTATATTTACTCTACCGCTAAAACTTCACCACTTCTGACAGTGGGGATGACTTCACACGTCCATATATTGTATTTACGTGTGGGACGATCATCTGACTGCCGGGGGTTGTGATTTATAATTTCTTAATCGCTAGAAAACCGATATGGTGGGAGTCTTAAACTCTCGAACGACCTGTATGTGTCCATATCCGCATACTTTCGCATATATTCATTAATGGTCTCTTCTTTTCTCAGATCTTTTCTATCATATAGCATACAAATTAAAAATCCTTCACTTCTTGGATTAACTTCTTTAGGTCAATGAGTG